AACTCATCATTCAAGCTAACTAACAGTTTATGGCAGATACAAAGATCACAGCACTGACGGCGATCTCGACCGTCGATCCCGCGGTGGATGTCCTTCCCATTGTCGATGTCAGTGACACGACGATGGCGGCGAGCGGCACCACCAAGAAGATCACTACCAACCAGATCCTCGGAGCCGGCGGCACCGCCACCCTCGCCTCCGCCACCATCACCGGCAATCTGACGGTTGACACGAACACGTTTTTTGTCGATGCGGCGAACAATGGAGTTGGAATCGGAACCGCGACTCCCACTTCGTATGGTGCTGGATACAGTGTGCTTGAGGTTGCTGGAAGCACTACTGGCGTTATCAACGTCAAAGGCGGATCTACGGTGTACGGACAGGTTTCCACCGAACCTAACATCTTAAAGATTGATGCTCTGGGAGCATCTTCCGTGTTGAAGGTTCTGACTAACAGTGTCGAGCGCTATCGCATTGACAACACCGGAATCAGCACTTGGTATGTCGGCGGCTCCACCGCCATGACCCTGAACTCCACGGGGCTGGGCTTGGGGGCTTCTCCTTCAACTCGACTTCACATTTCAAACAGTGGCGATGTTTACGCTCGCATTGCAACGACAAGCGTTGCAAAAGCTGGCGTTCAGCTATCTGCAAACGGCGTGGTTCGTTCGCACCTGCTTTATGATGATGGTGCTGGCACGACATATTTGAGCAGCGGAACGGGGTTTGGCGGATCTGGTCAGGCGTTGGTGGTTCAATCTGGAACTTCGTTTCAGGTCTACACGAACAACCAGCTTGCTACGGCTCAGATGACCGTGGATGCAAACGGAAATATGATCCTCAGGTCATCCGCTACACCCGCCACGCTTGCAAACAATGGAGAACTCACCGTCAACGCCACCAGCAACACCAACCTCCGCTTCAGCTATCGCGGATCTGATGGTACAACCCGTGTCGCCAACATCACTCTCGCCTAATCCTATGATTACCCTCTCTTGGATCATCGAACGCCTTCTCGTTAAGCCCACCGAAGGCTCACTCACCGATGTCGTCATCACCGCCGATTGGAGGTGCAACGGCATTGAAACCATCGGCACCGGCGACGACGCAAAGACCTACAGCGGCACCTGCTACGGCAGCGCGTCGTTCGCTGCGCCCAGCGGTGACTTCACGCCGTATCCCGACCTGACGCAGGAACAGGTGCTTGGCTGGTGCTACAGCAATGGCGTCAACAAGACTGCCATCGAAGCGAACGTCACCGCGCAAATCGAGAACCAGATCAACCCTCCGGTCATCGCTCCGCCGCTGCCGTGGGTGCCGGTTCCTGAGGTGGAGAAGGTTGTTGCGCCCGAGGCCCCCGTCGTCAAAAATCTCGCCGCATGATTAAGATCGAACTCACACCCCAGCAGTTCAACCAACTCTATGAGCTGCTTGTCATTGGAATGAAGGCCGGCAACGTGACCAACATGAAGGTCGGCCTTCCTCTGGTAGAACTCCTTGAAGCAGCGGCCGCATATTCACAATCCAAGCCCGAGTAACATGGACGCTTCCAACCAAGGCGGAACGAACGGCCTAGCCCTTTCGCTCGGAACCGCGGCGACTGCGACCGCAGCGTCGATGCTCCCCCAGCTCACGGACGGGATTCGATTCCTCTCCGCCTTGGTTGGCCTTGCCGCCGCCTGCGTTGCCCTCTACAAAGCCCTGAAGAAATGAAAAACATCAAAACTACACTCGCCGGCGTTGGCGTCATTCTCGTTGCTATTGGAAGTGCTCTCAAATCCGTGTTCGATGGCGATCCTAGCACCAACGTCGATCTGACCGCCACCATCGCTCAAGTGACCGTTGGAATTGGCCTCATCATGGCCAAGGACGCCGAGAAGAAGTCCGAGTGAACTGGATCTACCAGATTCTCAAGGCCCTGCTCGACTGGCTCCGCGAAACACCACCCACCGATGTGCAACATGGTAAAGCTCCCGAGGCCCTCAAAAGCGATCTGGCTGATCGCATTGCTGACCTGCCTGGGCTGCCAGGTGACGAAGGTGGTCCTGGTCCCTTCCGGTGATCCGGTGATGCTGGCCAAGCCGGTGAAGGCCAGCGTGTACGGATTCGACAAAGACAAGAAGCTCGTCGGCCCTTCCACAGTCATCATCCCCGCCGGTTGGTACGCTCTCCCAAAGTAACACCTAGCCAAGCCTTACCATGTCAATGACCAACGCCGCCGAGGCGGATCTCCTCGAACTCATCTTCCTCAACGTCGATTTCGCGCACATCGGCACCACCGGTGGTCTGCGAGGATCCACTTCCGCAGGATCGTTTTACATCAGCCTCCACACCGCCGACCCAGGCGAGTCAGGCAATCAGAACTCCAACGAAGCCAGCTACACCGGCTACGCCCGCGTTGCCGTGGCCCGCTCAGGATCCGGATTCACCCTGACCACTTCCACCATCAGCAATGCTGCTCTCGTTCAGTTTGCTCAATGCACCGGTGGTAGTAACACCCTGACTCACTTCGGAATCGGGACTGATCTGGCAGGATCCGGAAACCTTATCTTCAAGGGCGCTCTCACATCCGCTCTTTCTGTTTCCAACGGCATCCAACCCCAGTTCGCCGCCGGTGCCCTCACAGTCACCGTCGATTGATCATGTGGATTATTACTGCCCCCATTGCCTGCGGCAGTTGTGGCCGACAGAAGAGGATGCGCCGCACACCTGCGAAGAGCATCCAGACGGAGTTCCACACGCCGACCTAGTCCCGCGAAATCCCCCTGAACAAATCGAGGAATAATGGGTTTCAACGGCATACTACCACTGGCACAGGCAACTCAGGACGGACAATCCTGGCAGTCGTTCTTCTTCAAGACATCCCTTCCATCTGGTACAGCAGGCCGATGGTATGACGGTTCCGTAGGTGCTGGTATCCCCGTCTATCAAGCCTACGTCGGAGCACAATACGAGGCCACCCAGATCTCCGGGTCAGCCAATCGTGGCATCTACACCGGACCAACACCTGCAAGCGGACAGACCAAACACTTGTTCGCCATCTCGACAGGAACATCCACATCGTCCGTTCCGCTGACCATCATTCTGGCCGATTACCTTCTGTTCTACCCACTCGTGGACATGGACACGCTGGATGCCCAAGACATGATCCAGTCGGCCACACTACCCCGTTACACCGACGGAGAAGGAGTCCAAGCCTACTTCGTTGTCTCCGCTCCAATGACCGGCAACGGAACCGTCACGGTCACATACACAAACAGCAATGGTGTCTCCAACCGATCGACCACGTTCGGAATCATCTCACTGACAACGATCGGAGGCATCGTCAACGCATCGAACAGCTCTCTCGGCACCGGATCCATTTCGTCCTTCATCCCGTTGGCCAACGGTGACACCGGCATCCGCAGCATCGAGCAAGTGACCTGCAACACAGCCATGGGTGGTTTCTGCCACATCGTTCTGGTCAAACCGCTTGCAACTCATGTTGTTCGCGAGCAGAACACCGAGGCGGAAACCGTGTTCTTCACGCAGAAAGCCAACTGCGTACAGGTTCAGAACAACGCCTACCTCAACCTTATCATACTCAACAACGCAACCGGAACACCCGCTCCACTGAGAGGGTTCGTCCAATTCACCTGGAACTGACATGGGCTTCTCTTCAATGGACGATCTCGTCAACGAGATCACGAACAACGGCAAATTCATCCGCAACGACTGGAACAAGATCACCGGTGCAGCCGCCTACACCGCCGGTCGATGGTACGATTTCTCGGGACTCGCAGGCACACCGATCGCCAATGCGTGGGCAGGCACCGCTCTGGCCTGGAGATCGTGCGACGAAACCACCGGCAACGGCACCCAGATCTTCGGGCTTCCCAACGGCGGCAACGTCAGCACCAACACCAAGCACATCCTCAACGTCTCGGCTGTCACCGCCGTCGCCACAGGCGTTCCAGCCCAACTGATGCTGGTCGATCTCCAAGGCTACTGGCCGAGTATCTCCACCGCGTCGGCAACGCTTCAGACACTCACCGGCACACCCACACTTCGTTACACCAACGGTGCTGGATGCCGCTTGTTCTGGGTCCAGACCACCGCCGCCGGTGCCACCGCCCACAACATCAGCCTGAGCTACTCCAACACCACGCCCACCTCTGGAAGATCGCTCCCGGTGACCGTGGCCATGACTGCCTCCGCCATCGTGGGCCACATCTCCCACTCGGGCACCGCCGCGAATAACTACGGCCCGTTCCTGCCGCTCGCTTCCGGAGACACCGGAGTCTCCAACGTGGCCAGCGTCACATTCTCTGCTTCCTCCGGTGCCGGTGCCGGTGCGCTCTGCCTCGCTCGCCCGCTACTGACACTGCCGATCACCACGGCATCAGTCGCTGCCGAGCGTGATCTGCTCAACCAGTTGCCAAGCCTCCCGCGAGTCGTCGATGGCGCTTGCCTCGTTTGGCTCTACTTCGCCGGTGCCGCTACCGGTGCCAGTACCAACTTCTACGGTGCAGTCGAGTTCGGTTGGGGATGATCCATGGCCCTCAAACAGAACACGACGATCCTCTGCCAGTTACCACTCAGACAAAGAGGTGGTGACCCTGGGACGTTGCGTTCCATGTGGGGACGCACCGATCTCAGGAACCAAAGCGTCGGAGAAGGGATCTCGTCAGAACTCGCAGGTATACCCTACGGACATCTCGGCCCATCCGCCTGGATCCTCCCGTACCAGAGGGGTGCCATGTCGGCGTTCACGTTCGTTGGAGCACAATTCACGGTCGATCCTGTCAATGTTGTAGCAGGCCGCAACATCACGGGCGATTCATCGGTCGCGTTCACCGTAGGGCCTTCGCTACTACAACTCATCGTCTCAGCGGTCGGTGATTGCACGTTCACATTCACCGTCGGACCTTCGACGTTGCCGGGGGCTCTCAATGCCGTCGGAACCACATCGGCCACGTTCACGGTCGGACCTACCACCCTCGGCGCTATCGTCGATCTCGACGGTGACACGATCGTCAGCTTCACCACATCGGGATCCACAACCGCCATCGGAGTTCTCGCTGGCGATGTCACCCCGTACACCCCGCTCTCACCCGAAACATTGGCGGCAGCAGTAGTCGCTGCTTCGCAAAACACCCCAATAGTTGCTGATGCCAAGAATGTAGTTGGCAATTACAGGGACCAGTGGAAAATCAGATCAACTTACAGGAATAGATCAAGAAACTGATATGGGAACTCCACTTACAGGCAGTACAGTTGCCAGCACTTACACTGGCCTGCTTAAGACTTCTGACAGCTCTTCAATTACGTCGTTGCTGAAATCAGTTACTGATGGTGGTGGAACCGATTCGGCACTTCAGATCTCGAGTACAGCGGTCAATACCACCGGAAACTTCAGCGTCGCAACCAGCCGCTTCACGGTCGATTCCGCCAGCGGCAACACCGCTGTGGCCGGCACCCTCAACGTCACCGGCGTCACCTCTCTCAGCTCCCTTATTACCAGCGGCAATGCCACCATCGGCGGAACGCTCGGAATCACCGGTGGCCTCACGATTCCCGGCACCCTGTCAGTCACCGGCATCTCCACGCTCACCGGCGCGGTCGGAATGGGAAGCACACTCAATGTCACCGGACTCTCCACGTTGGCCAGCCTTGGTGTCACCGGAGCTGCTACGGTCGGAACCACGCTGGGCGTCACCGGACTCTCTACGCTCGCCAGCCTCGCAGTCACCGGTGCCTCTACGCTCGATAGCCTCGGTGTTACCAATGCGGCCACGATTGGTACCACGCTCGGTGTTACCGGCTTGTGCACCCTGGCGATCCTGTCGGTGACGGGGGCCTCTACACTGGATAGCGCAAGCATCACTGGGGCTGCTACAATTGGAACCACTCTCGGGGTCACAGGTAACACGACCCTATCGGCAGACCTAGCTGTCAACGGAAACACCACAATCGGAAACGCTTCCGGTGATTCGCTCACGGTCACGGCAGGAGCTGTTACAATCAACAATCTCCCATCCAAGACAGTCCCTGTTGATGCAGACACCATCCTTCTCAGGGATTCAGCAGCCTCCAATGCTCTCAAAACCACCGCTGTCTCAGCGTTGAGTGTTGTCAAATTCGTTTATTCTGAAGGGTTTTCAAAAACTGGTGGTGGTGGTCAGTCCATAGCAATCACCGCAGGCAACCCGGTTGCAATTCAAGAAGCCGGATCCACATCAGATTGGACATACACTTGGAGCCCAAAAACCGTTGGAAACAAAGCCCTGATCAGAGTCTCAGTTCCGGTTGAGGCAAGCGTTCAAGGAAGTGTCTACATCGGCATCGCAAAAAATCCGTACTCGGCTCCAGGAGACTTTATTGGCGTTGGAGCAGCATACGCTTCAGCAGCAACAGCTTCTCCTGTCAATGTGATAGCCGACATGGTTTTCACTTCCACCTCTTCATCTCACACCTTCAAGATTTACATCGTATCAGCCACTCAAACCTTGGTGATAGCCAGAAACTCGGCTGGATATTACTTCGGCCAAACAGGCTCAACGCTGCAAGCTAAGGTCCAATTTGAATTGATCGAGTATACATGAAACCCTCCGAAGTAGCCCAAGCGGCCTGCGACAAGCTCTCGTTCACGGACTCGGCCACGCTCGCGTTGGCCAAGAAGTTCTGCATCCGCCGCTACTCGATGATCTGGGATTCGTGTCTCTGGAACGATACCCTCGGAGTCGTCTCAACACCCGTCACAGACGGCCAAGAACTCGTCACCATCTCCGAGTACGTCACCGCCACGTACACTTCCGGGACCGGTTACAACATGTTCCTCGACTTCCCGGTCGCATCCCGTTTCACGGTCTCCGGTGATACCGATGGTATCGAAGTACCAGCCGCCGAATGGGTCTCGTTCTTCCAGCTCGATCCCAACACTTGGAACAACGTCGATAGCCGCAAGTCCACACCCGGCAACTTCGTCAACTGGGCTCGCGTCCTCGGAGTCTCCTACGGTGAAGCCGGTGTCCCGCGCATCAAGCTCATCCCGACACCCAATACCAACGGCACCCTCTTCATCCTGGGCAAGAAACAGTCCCAGATGCGCCAGTTCGGCGAAGCCCAGACCATCTCGAACGATACCAACTTCGAGCTGCGCGGCGTCGAGAACGCACTGATGGCCTACACAGAAGGCGATCTCCTCGAATACTCCCGACAGTACGGGAAGGCGCAGGCCAAGTTCCAAGAGGGCGCTGCCCAGGTCTCCATTATGAAAGACATGGAGCGTGGCCAACAGCAGCAGATCAGCCGCATCATCCCGGATAGCCTCTACGATTACACGTTCCAGGACATCCTCTAATGCCCTTCCAATCCACAGACGCACTCGATGACCAAATGCTTCTGGATGGAAGCAACGGCTTCTCCACCGGGGTCATCTCCGCCACTCGTCCCGATGCCATTCCTGCCACGAGCATGGAAGAGGCAATCAACATGGACTATGACGACTTCGGAAACCTCGTCACGCGCCTCGGGACCATATCGCTCTCCGGAAACGCCCTCTCCTCAAACTGGGAGGATGTCATCACCGCTTGGGAATCAACGACATCTTACTTCGGATCCAATCTCCCGACCAACGCAGAGGTCATCTCCGGATTCTACTTCGACACGGCCACATCTGAACGTCTGGTCATCGCAGTAAACGACCGGAACACATCCGTCCAGAGCCTGTACTACGGTTCCCCGGGCATCTCGTACAACCAGATCGCAGGCTCAACGATCAGCTCGCTGGCGACCTACGTCTACTTCGCGCAGCTTAACGACAAACTGTTCTACTCGGACGGCATCGGCTCACTGAAGTATATCACCAGCGCCAACGTTAACTCTTCGGTGGTAGCCGGCAAAATCAGCCGCATCGATGTGATCAATCAGGGATCAAATCTTTCCAATATCCCTACCGTCACCATATCCGCTCCTCCAAGCGGAACAACCGCCACCGCCACCGCCATCGTGGCCAACGACGGCAACTTGGTCGCCATCAACATCACCAACCCTGGCAGCGGTTACATCACGGCTCCTACGGTCAACATCAGCGGCGGCGGCGGCGCTCACGCGGTCGCTTATGTCTCTCTCACGCCTCCAGGCAAACCGCTCTACCTCACCACCCACACCAACCGACTCTGGTGCGCGTCAGCCGATACCTCCAATCCCCCAGACACGCTCTTCTTCTCGGATATCCTCGACGGTGAAACGTGGGATCCTCTCGGCTCCATCCGCGTTGGCGGCGACGGCGATCCCATCCGTGGCCTCTACTCGTGGTTCGGATACAAGCTGCTCGTCTTCAAGGAACGCTCCATCTGGAGCGTGGACGCCGATCCAACGCAGGATCCCGCCGACTGGATCATCTCCATCATCAGCGGTAACATAGGCTGCTCCTCGCACCGTTCCATCGCCGCCGTAGGTGCCGATGTCTTCTTCCTGTCCCGCGACGGCATCCGCTCGATGGCTCAGATCCAAGCGGGCACCCAGACCAGCGTCGGCCTCGCGCTCTCCAGCCCGATCAACGACCTGATCAGCCGTATCGATAAGACCAAGCTGGAACTGTGCGACGGTGTCTTCTGGAACAACCGCTATCTGCTCGCGGTCCCGTTCATCACAAGCGGGCCATTCTCCGTGGGTCTTGAGAACGAGTCCGCGCTGCTGCTGGAGTCTGGATCGGACCTTGAAATGGAAGGCGCTTTCATCCGCAACAATGCGGTCATCGTCTACCACTCACTAGCCCGCTCGTGGCTCGGATACTGGGACAACTGGCAGGTCAACGACTTCATCCCAACCGCATTCTCTGAGTTCGGTCCAGTCCTTATGTTCGCCGGCGAAATTATCTCGCTGAGCGACGGCGCTGGCCAAGTCTGGTCCTTCAACGACTACCTCCCAAACACACGCCTCAGCCCCATATCCAGCTCCGCATACCTCGACGGCGGTAGCGCCTACGAATCATCGGTCATCACCAAGGCGTACAACCTCGGCGAAGCCATTCCGGACAAGATCGGCTACAGCATCCAGATCGCGCTCGACAATCCATACACTTCGAGCATCGGTGCCGCGCTCTCATTCTCCACCAATATGAGCGGATCGTTCACGAGCATCGATCCAGCTATCAGTATTCCTAATACTCAGAAGTACTTGGCTGCATACAACCTCATCAGCCGTGGGCGCTGGAACACCATTCAGTTCAAGATCAACACGACCAGTGGAAGCCGGTTGAGTCTCCAGTCCACGATACTTTCTGGCTTTGTTGATTCTGTGCGTCCTCAGCAATGACCGCACATCCCACTATCATCGAAGCGGCACAACTGCTGAGACAGCATTGGCCTACTTGTTCCACGTGGAACGATGATCAGTTGCTCAACTGGATTGGAATCTTCAATGCCAAGAAGCTGATCGGAATTGTGAAGAACGAGGATGGTAAGTGCGTTGGCGTAGGGGCTGTTCGATTTCTCAACTCGATAGAGGAGTCTGAGGATCTGAACAACAACTTCCCAGACGGTCACATCGCGTGGATCGAGATCGCTATTGGTGCTGAGCCATATGCGGTTCAGACACTCTGGTTGGCCATGATGGGGCTGTGCTCGAAGAACGTCACCAAGCTGGGTGGGTTCCGCAAAGGCATTTCCCGTTTGTACGATTTTGACAGGTACTCCAAACTACTGATGAACCGAAGGATTTCCTATGGGCGGCACGTATAAAGCACCAGACATTGCGGCGGCGAATCGAGAAGCCGTGATGGCCTCGATCGAAACCTTTCCGCTCCAGCGCGAGATTGAGGCAGCATCCCGGATAGGTGCGGCTGTTCGTGTTCCTATCTACAAGGATGGAAAGGAAACCGGTCAGTTCCGAACGGTTGATTTCAAGGATGTTTCCGACATTGCTCAGACACGGGCAATCGGTCAGGCATTGGCCGATCTGGCTCCAATTCAGGCGCAGCGTCAGTTGGAAGCCGCTCAGCAATACGGCACCCAGTTCGCTCAACAGCGCCGAGCCGAGCTTCAGGCTCTTGATCCCGAGCGTTATGGCACCGCCACTCAGCCGGGTCTCTACGCCCAGTTCCTGAGCGACATTGGCAGGGCTCCCATCTCTGAGACTTCTCCCACCGCTCCCACCTACGAGCGCGTGGGCATGCCTACTGGCCCGCAGGATACCGGCTACGCCCAGTCGATCCGCAGCGATCTCGAACGCCAGATCGGAGCCGGTCTCGCTCAGGCTGGCACTCTCGATCCCGCGATGATCCGCGCTGCCGAGCAAGCGGCTCGCGCCCGCGGAACCGCTACCGGCAACATCCTCGGCAACCTGTCCGCTTTCCGTGAGGCTCGCGCCGTCAACGAGGCGATCTCCAACGCGGATGTGCAGCGCCGTCAGCAAGCTATCGGCCTTCTCCAAAGCGGCCAGACCACGAGCGATGTCGCCAATCGTCAGGCTCAGGAGGCGTTCAACAACATCCTTGCGGCCACCGGTCAGAGGAATACTGCAATGCAGCAGAGCTTTGCCGGCCAGATGGCCGCGCAGCAGCAGCAGCAGGCCGGTCGTCAGCAGAACATCGCCAACATCCAGTCCGCCCTGGGACTTCAGCCGATCGTCTCGCAAGCCGCTCAGCTCGGAGGTCTCCAGCAGGGCGCTTCGCCGTTTGCTGCTCCCCAGCTCATGCAGGGACTTCAGCAGGCGGGTCCGGGGCAGTTGATGCAGATGGGTTCGAGCTTCGCGCTACAGAACGCTCAGAATCAGTTCCAAGCCTCGCAAGCTGGTTCTCCGTTGGCCATGATCAGCGGCATCACAGGTGGTATCGCAAATCTTGGAAGGTCATACTCTGGATTCGGACTTGGGGGTTGATCTATGGCTGAAACCGCTGAAGCAAACTTTGGACCTGATAATTACCCTGACCTCGCGGAAGGTGGTTATTATTACGGCGCTCAAATCGGACAGGATTTGGCTCCATGGGGGCTTCCCGGAACTGTTGTTGGCGAGCCTTTTGTGGACAACAGAGGTTTCTCTTACGACTGGAAGACTGGCCAGTTCTTTGAGCCTGCTCCCGTAGATGCCGGAAATAAATCAGACCTCTCGCTGCCCATTACGATTCCCGAGACGGTGTTCGGCCCTGTCACCGCTTCCGGGTACGCACAGCCTCCGGTCGATCCGTTGAGCTACTACTCGACTCCTGAACCGACTCCTGAACCGACTCCGTACACTGGTGGGCCAACAAGGTGGTGGGAAATCAATCGTCCCGCTTTGGATCTGAGCAATATCCAGACGTTTACTCCGGTTTCATCGCCTGCTCCTGAGCCAACCTCGCCTCCTGTATCTCAGCAACCAACCTACAGCAGCGAGGGAGAAGACTCTGGAACCAGCCTGATAACCGATGAAAACAGGGAAAGGTACATCAGGGAAGGCGGGATGAATCTTCAGGGACCATCGGAACCCACTCCGGTGAATCCTCTTCCTGAGACATCTCTCCCAAAGGTGGAAGATGTTAATACCAACATTTTTTCAGGCGTTGTTACAAACCCCGTCCAAGGAGGCGAGAAGCCTTACTACATAGAGGACACTGGTGTTGCCGGCCCCGCTATAGAGAGCAAGCCTATCACTCCAGGGTTGATCCCGTTGGATAAGCCTCAATTCACCTTACAGCCCACAACCAGTTTTCCGTCAACGACCACTCGCAACCCCATCGTACTCCCCGGTGCCTCGGTGCTGAGCAGGCCAGTCATCACGACCCCGTTGCCCGAGCTTCCGGTAAACCCCGTGCTGACTCGCAATCGGGACATGGCTCCGAGCAGGTATTTCCGCGACATCAACTACGATCCCGAGGAGATCCTCGCCGCGGCGATGCGAAGCATGGGCGGTCGCATGGCCCGTCGGTCAATTCTCAACGAACAGAGCTAACGATCTATGGCTACACCCATCAATCTCGAAGCCGCTGCTTCCCAGCGCATCAATCCGTTCCTCAAGGGCCTTACCATGCTGACCGGCGGTCTGGCCGGCGAGTTCACTGGCACCAATGAGCAGATCCGTGAGCGTAACAAGGCCCGTCAGGCGCTGCTTCAAGAGGAGCTGAACAAGCGGGATGAGCAGCGGGCGATGGAGCGTCAGTTGATGATCAACGCGCTCCAATCAGGAGTGGGCCAACTGCAAGGTGCCACCCTTGAGGAAAAGATGGCCGACTTCAGAAACAAGCAACTTCAACAGAGTATCATCGCATCTGAGGCCACAAGATTTGGGCTTGGTCAGACTACTGGTCCTTCACAGTTTGAAGCGGATCCATTGTATCGAGCCACTGCTGCAAAAGCTCAAGCCGAGATGGCTAAACGTGGCGCTGAACTCACTCAGACCCGTGATATCAATGCCGAGGAAAACCGTCAGTTCCTCGAGGGCCGAGGCGTGACAATCCCCGCTGGTGCCACGGCTGGCCAACTTGAAGCTCTTCGCCGCACTGAAGACATCAAGATGCAGTCGGCTATTCCGTTTGAGCAACGTGGAGAAGTCGCCAAGGCCGGTTTGAGAAGGCTGCAAGCCGCAGGTGCTTACCCGTCACCGATGGATGTTTCCAAGATGACGGCTGCTCAGGCTATTGCCGAGGAAGAGCCTGCTTCCAAGCAGTACGCTGAAAGCCAGCGCGTGTCTGCGTTTCAGAAGCGTGAGCAGGCTGAACAAAACGCTGTTCGTGGATTCATGCAGGAAGCTGCCAAAGAGGCTCCTGATCAGACCAAGTTGCAGGAGATGTTCTACGCTCTTCCGGTCGATGCCCAGAAGGATGCTCGCAATCGCCAGATTGCCGGTGTCACGAGTGTCGCCACTCCCAAGGAGCGTGAACAGCTCACCAAGTATTCCGGGCTGCTTTCCAAGGCTCAGACACTTGCTGGAAATATCTCTGAGTTGGCCAAGAGCGAGGATCTTTCAAAGGTCTCTCAGCAGAATTTCAATGGATTTGCCAGCTGGTTCCGTGGTGTTCGCAATAAGTACGGATCTGAAGATCCAAAGGTCGCTCTGCTGAATGACGTTGTTCAGCAGTTTGAGCAGGTTGTTAGCGGCACTCGTAAAGACCTGTTTGGCGTTTCGCTCACTAGAAGCGAATTGGATTCAGCACGTTCTCAGTTCGGTGATCCTAACACTGCGAATTTCCTGCCTCGAATGATCACATTCTTGGACGGTGTGTTCAGCCGAGACGTTGTTCAGGAAGATTTTAAGGACTTTGGAATCCAAGTTCCTGAAGCTCTTGAGAAGCGCACTCAAGAAGCTCGTAACAACTGGTTGAAGACTCGTGAGAGCTTCAACTTTGGCGGAAAGAAACAGGGGCTCAGTGCTGACAAGGAAGCTCGTCTTCGAGAACTCCGCGCTAAGAAGAACGCTCAATAAAATCATCCTATGGCTCAACTTACCGCAGCAGAAGAGGCTGAACTCGCAGCACTTGAGGCAGAACTTGTCAAAAGGGATGTCTCGGAAGAGTCGCAGTCTAGACAAGAGCGTCTTCGGATGATGGCGGAATCCCGCGGTGGCGGAGCGTCCGCTGGCCCTATCAGCCCTCAGGCAACGGCGACTGGACTTCGCTACGGAATTCCTTTGGCTGCTGGACTTGCGACTGGTCCTGCTTCTGGACTTGCTGCACTTGCTCGGTCCGCACTGATCGGTGGGGGTTCTGCTGGTGCCGGCGAAGCTGGTGCTCAGACGGTTGAAAAACTTGCAGAAGGACGGGAATATCGTCCCGGTCAAATTGTCGGAGCTACGATTCGAGGAGCTGCTCCGATCATAAAAGATGCTCCACTCAAAACCATCGGTGCTGCGGGTCTTTCTGGCCTACTAGGTGGCGCAGCAGAAGGTAAGGTTCAAGGTGTCGGATCTGCGCTTTGGGAAACTGGAATTGGTGCAGCTCCTGTTGGCGTTGTCCAATCCATTGGTGGTGCTGGAAAATACCTTGGAAACCTTCTTTCCAAGGGGATTCAGAAAGCTGAAGACATTGAGCGCATCGGTCCTGGCGTTGAGGCGACGATCGGTCAGGCGTTCCCAGAGTTCGCTGGTCTCGAATCCCGTGTTTCTGCTCAGACTGGAAGCCAAGCACTCAAGGAGCGACTCAATCAGCAGGCCGATGCGATCACCCGAGCTGTTGTTGGCGTGTCCGGAATGGCCGCTGAGACCTATCCGGACATCGTGAGGCGCGTAGCCTCTTCGCTCAGCAACATGGACCCGGCCTCGATTGAGAGGTTGGCCAATGAGGCTGATGCGGTGAACACTGCTCGTAACGCTGTCGAGAAGGCTCGCACTGGGGCGCAACAGAGCTTGCTTCAAGAGTCGCTCTCTGAGGCCGAGAACGAGTTCCGAAAGCGCATCGATCTGGAGACGATGGCCGGTGGATTGAAAGCTGGAGGGGTGAAGCCGTTCCAGTCGGCTGCGATGGGTCGAGAAGTCGAGACTGTGTTCGATGATGCTCGCAAGGCTTTCAGGCAGAAATCCGAAGATCTTTACGCGCCAACAAGGCCATTTGAGGACGCAGCGGCTTTCGACATCACCGCACCTCCTTCAAAAGGACAAAGTTCGTTGCGCCAAGACGCATTGGATCTGATAAGCAGGATTCCCGATATCCCTGCTGGTGGATTGACTGAACTCAAAAAGCTCTTGGCTCGAAAGAATGTTGTAGCTGCACCGTATTCTCCGGATCCAACGGCTCCTATTACAATTTCTATTCCTGAAAAAGCATCGCTCGCTGAGTTGCGTCAAATTCGAGATGAACTCTATCAGTTTGCAGACTATTCTGGTGAAGCGATGAGCAAAAACGCTCAACGCGAAATCCGGAATCTCGGCCAACGGATAACCGACACGATTGATGCTCAAGCTGACTCAGCGTTTGGAGCAGCAAACAGCCAAGCATTGAGAGAGGCCAATGACTTTTACTCGAAGTTCCGTCCTCGTTTCGATGAGTTTGGTGTGATTCAGGCATTCAAGCCTGAGCGTATGGAGACCGCTCAGATGGCTGAATCAGTTCGTGGCCGTGTCGCCAAGCAGGGCGTCGAGACTCCCGCGTTCCAGAACGCGATCACGCTTCTTGATGATCTCAAAGCGGCTGGTGCTCAGGGCGTTCCTGATTCCAAGAAGCTGGCCGACATCACGCGCTCCGGAATTGTTGATCGTTCACTCAATGCTGAGACCGGAGAACTGAATCTCCGCCAGCTTGCCAACGACCTGAACAACATCGAGCAGCAGAGCCCTGGTGGGTTGGCCAAGCTCGGGTTCGGAACCACCCAAGAACTCAAGCGGTTCGTGCGATTCGTGACCGGACTTCCGGAAGCCGAGAAGGTTGGACCTGAGAAGATCGTTCAGCTTCTCAATACTGAGACTCCTGCGGGCTTTGCGATCGCTTCCAGAGCCGTTCAGACGCTTCCTGATGTTGCAACCGTCGATACGGTCATCTCGGCCCTGCAAAGACGCGCTCCCGGTTCCAAGGCGGCAAAAGAGGCTCTGGACTCCATTCGTGCGCGTGAGATCGAAGACTTGCTGCTTGAAGTGCGTGGTGGTCGCCGCGGCGCAGCGACTGGAGCTGTTGGAATTCTCGCGGATCCGGACAATCGGTCGCGTGTTGAGCGTATTCTTGGCCCGCAACTCCTATCCAGCATTGAAAACACGTTCATTCCAGGTTTTCGGGTGATGGAAGAGGCTAGGCAAGCCGCTGGACAGGCTGGATCCACGGTGCGAGGCGCTGCGTTTGAAAAGGTTGGCCGAAAAGCATCTGAATTGCCGATTCAAGCTGCTGCCGGCAAGGGAGCAGCAGGAGCCCTGTCGTTTCTCGGATCGATGGTCGATGCTGGAGGGTACGCACTGGTTTCAAAGGTGATAGCCAAGGGTGCAGGTGTCAGCGGAATGCGTTCTCGACGCGATTTCCTGAACGATATCGTCAGAATTTCACAGCTTCCAAGCGCTGCACAGCTCGACGCTTTGAGACGGTACGCGGGTGAAAAACTTGAGTCGGAATAATTTCCGCAAGAAATAGTTTGCAACACTCGGCAACACGGGGTACGTTCTTCCCCGTGAGCGTAAAACTACTCTCGATCAAAGAGATCGCACAGACCCTCGGGACTCATCCCGAGACGGTGCGTCGATGGATCAGGGATGGTCGGCTTCCAGCCATGAAGGCAACGAAGCGCACGATCCGTGTTCGCTCCGACGTCATCGAGCAACTACTCCGAAACAACAGCAAATGAACGCAATCGCAACGACAACCGCTGATGCATCCTCCGAGATGTACAGCAAGATCGCAGACCCCATCACCGCCATCGAGAAGATGGGCGAGTGGATCGCAGCCAGCGGAATGCTGGGATGCACCAAGGTCGAACAGGGAAAGCTCATCGCGTGGCAGTGCGCCGCCGAGAAGAAGACCCCGTTCGATTTCCGCCGGGAATACCACATCATCAACGGATCTCTCTCCATGAGGAGCGATGCCATGCTGGCCGGCTACCGCGCCCGCGGTGGCAAGGTGGTGTGGAAGCAGTTCGACCAAAAGGCCGCGATCGCGGTCTGGACCTACGATGGTAACTCCTGCGAGATCGCGTTCTCAGTCGAGGACGCCAAGCTCGCCGGTCTCCTGCCTGCCAAGCCGGGTTCCGGATGGGCCAAGGATCCTGGTGCCATGCTCCGCGCTCGCTGCATCAGCAAAGCGATCCGCATGCTCGCTCCTGAAGTGGTGGCCGGCATCTACACCCCTGAGGAGACCGAGGACTTCCAGCCAGCCATTGCTGAGACGCCTGTCGCTCCCACCAAGAGCTTCGACCTCTTGGCCAAGCTCGAAGAACTCTTCGAGTCACGCGAGTCCGATGTGAACGCGCTGCTGCTCAAGGCCGGTCGAATTAAGGAAGGCCAGACCTTCCGCGATCTGGATGACACCTTCGCCAGCAAGTACATCAGCAAGCCTGACCTGATCTTGAGCAAGCTGCCCGTCATCGTGACTCCCGAAATCGTGAACGCGGAGGTGCAGCCGTGAGCGGAGAAATCATCTGCAACATGCCTGCTGCCATCTACCACGGCACCAAGGCACTCTCGAAGTCTGGGCTCGATCAGTTCCGCAAGTCGCCCGCTCACTTCCGCGCTTGGCAGGATGGCGTCACCAAGAACGAGTCGTCACCCGCGCTTGAGTTCGGGACCGCCGTCCACATGGCGATCCTTGAGCCTGAGCTGTTCGCCAAGTCCTACGCGGTATTCACCGACGATCGCCGCACCAAAGACGGCAAAGCAGCCTACGAGGCCGTCATCGCTTCTGGAATGACCCCGCTCAACCAAGAGCAGTGGGACAACATCACCGGAGCCGCCGCCGCGGTTCATGCTCACCCTGCCGCAGCGCCGCTACTCAACGGCATCCAGACCGAGGTCTCGTGCTTCGACTCGTGGAATGGCGTGAAGGTCAAGGCTCGCATCGACGGGCTCGGCAAGGACTACATCATCGATGTCAAAACCACCCAGGACGCCTCACCCGCGGCATTCGGCAAGTCGTGCGCCCAGTTCCGCTATCACGTGCAAGCCGCGTGGTACCAGCGCATGACCGGGGTCAACCGGTTCATCTTCATCGCAGTCGAGAAGGAAGCGCCCTATGGCGTGGCCTGCTACGAACTCGATCAACAGGCCATTGACCTCGGTCACTCAATCATCGAGGAGCAACTCCGCACGTTCGTCGAATGCCAACAGCTCAACTCTTGGCCTTGTTACTCATCAACCATCCAATCACTCTCGCTGCCCGCGTGGGCGGCTCGTCAGTCCGAATAAACAACACACATCCCAACACATGAAATTTAAAGTCGATCGTTCCCAAGCCGAAGTGAAGCCGTTTGCCGGCCCCGGCGAATACACTGTCATCGTCAACTCCTGCAAGGATGAAGGTCTGGACAAGAGCGGTAACAGCGTCGCAACCCTGCGATACAAGGGTCCATCCGGGGAGGTCATCAGCGACCGCTTCGTTCTCAAGGACACCATGATGTGGCGCATTCAGGCGCTGATCAGTGCGACCGAGGCAAATATCGATGACGGTGCTGAGTTCGATTTTAGCCTCAACGGAGCCTTCTTCCGATTCCTCCAAGGCTTCGTTGGACTGTCCCTCGTGATCGTCCTAGAAGAGGAGAAGTACACCGACAAGGTCGGTGCTGAGCAGACCGCTCTTCGAGTCCGTCGCATGAAGAAGGTGCCGAGCGATAACGACACCATCTGACCTACAAACAAAAGCCCCCCGGAGAGTGCAGGCTCCGGGGGGTGACATGAGTCCAAAACAAACAAACAAAGCGCAACGACACGCTATGCAGACCAAAGATCATCCGGAAACCATTTCGACGCAAGCATTTCTGCTGCGTCCCTACCAGCAACGAGCGGTCGAATGGGCTTTGCTTGCCCATAGCGGACTCATCATCGCACCCGCGGGAAGCGGCAAGACACTGATCGCTTCATCGATCATCAAACACGCTGCCACAAAATTTCCCAATGTGAGCTTCGGATGGCTCGCACCCACCCGCGAGACATGCCAGCAGGCAATCGCTTCTCTTAAGGCCGTTGGCGTGGATCCATCCCGAGTCGAAGTCCGCTGCCCGCATGAGTCAGTCGATTTCTCAAAGAAGGCCATCCTGATCGTCGATGAGGCGAAGCATGCTCCAGCGGCCACGTGGCGAAAGATAATCGAGTCATGCTCAGGATCTGTCTTCGGATTCGACGCAACGCCTTGGTCCGATGACGGCGAGCGAAACGAAGAACTCCGTAAGCTGTTCCGCGATACCCAGTTCGAGATCAAGCGCGAGGAACTCCAAGGAGTTCTGGCCCACGCAACCGTGTACATACACTCGGCCAGCGACAAAGGTCTCCAGCAGAAGATCGATGATCACATCGAGATGCTATTCAACGATCGCAAACGCTACATGCGGATCAAACACGCCGAACTCCGTGCGATGTGCGCTTGGGAAGCGATCACCGAGATCGGAATCTGCAAGAACATGGATCGAAACGGAATGGCAGCGGCTATGGCAGCAGCATCCGGTGGATCGAAATGTCCAACTCTGGTTCTGGTTCCACGAGTCACACTCGGGATGTGGTTCGCATCGGTGCTGTCTGGCGCTGTCTGCATTCACTCGAAGGTTCCGAAGAAGGTCCGAGCCAATGTCATGGATGCGTTCAGGAAAGGAGACATCCAGATCTTGATCGCCACTTCTCTGGCCGACGAGGGATTGGATCTGCCGAACGTCCACACGCTGGTCATGGTGTCCGGTGGTCGGAGCGCCCAGAAGACCATCCAGCGGGCCAGCCGTGCGCTGCGTCGAGCGCCAGGGAAGGACCACGCGATCATCCACGACTTCCGCGACACCTTCCATCCGCTCGCAGAAGCCCACGCCAAGAAACGCATCAAGTGCTACAAGGAACTCGGATGCTCAATCGTATGAGCACCGCACTCACCATCGTCTCCATGGCCGTGCTGATGCCACTGTGCGTGATCGCAGGTGTCTACGTAGGCCACACTCTCACCATCAAGTCCCAACAAACCAAAACCAATGAGCAAAACAATCGTAGCCTGTGACCCCGGCGTGAACGGCGGGTTCGCAATCCACACCAAGGACGGGATCCTCCTGTTCGCAATGCCCGAATCCTTACCGGACATGGCGCAACTACTAAGCGGATTCAAATTAGCAGATAGCCATCTCTGGATTGAGAAGGTCCCCAAGTTCGTGTCAAAACTGACTCCTGCTGCTTCGGTCGCCACCCTGCACGAGAACTACGGCATCATCCAAGGATTGGCCTACTCCATTGGATACGCCCTCCACCGCGTGGAACCCAAGGTATGGCAAGACCCTCTTGGACTGGGTGGTAAACGCTCCTGCGCCAACTCCGCGGAGTGGAAGCGCAAGCTCAAGGCGAAGGCCCAGGAACTGTATCCGCACCTAGATGTCACGCTTAAGAACTGTGACGCCCTGCTGGTCCTCCACTACGCCCAGGGAGGTGGTCGATGAGTGAGCAGGTCAAACGAATGATCAACGATGGTACCGGGGTGTACCAGATGAGCAGGAGCCAAGCCGGTGAAACCTATCGTGCAGCGAAAAAACTTAAAAGATATGAAGTCAGCTACTGGAACAGGAACAAAAAGAACAAACAAACCCAAACGAAACCGTGAGCTTGTTAAACACGTTTTAGTGTCACCAGATGTGCATGCTGAGTTAAAGGCATACGCAATCAAAAATGGATATAGAACTCAGGGACTGGCAGATGAAGCAATTGCAGAATATCTAAAGAGACAGGAAACCAAATGAGCGAACAAAACAAATCAGAGACGGTACGACTAACATTCAAAGGACTGCTGTCCATTTACCTGCCGGACGAGAAGGTGGCGGAAGTTTACAACGCCACCGAACTGTCCTGCCGCAGGAACAATTGGGGAATCGCAATCGACGAGAGCAACCGGCTTGACTTCGTTCCGATGGTGAAGGTGGAGGAAACCAAATGAACATCGAACAAACCAAAGAAGCCATCCGCATCATGCAGGCATTTGTGGATGGGAAGGAAGTGCAGTCCATGTATGACGGAAAGTGGGCATCAGTAACTGTACCTAGGTGGAACTGGGACGACACACAGTACCGCATCAAACCCACCCCTGTCCTCCGCCCGTGGACTGCGGATGAGGTGCCGCTGGGTGCGTGGCTTCGATACAAAGGAAACAATCAATCAATAAGAATGCTGATTGTATGCAACCTACAAATTGGTTTATGCGGTTATCAAACAAACTATCCATACGATTACTTGCGAGATGAAATGGAACACTCCACCGACAACGGTAAAACATGGCTCCCGTGCGGAGTGATGGAGGAGGCGAAATGAGCAACCAACCAATCAACGACGGAGGACCGGCGTTTCCACATACAACGCAATGGGACGGAATTACTCCAGCAATCAATTACCATGGTATTTCAATGCGCGACTACTTCGCGGCAAAGGCAATCAATGAAGTGGGGTGGTACAACAACATAAACCAGAGCGCGATTATGGCTTACGAAATAGCCGACGCGATGCTTAAAGCGAGGGAGTGCAAATGAGCGATACCAAGATATCAGACTCAACACCTCACAACATAGCCGATCTGGGGATGCTGTGCAGGAGGTTGGAACGCGAACTTACCGCGTCCAATGCAATCATCCGTCAGCAGCAATTGTTGGATGAAGAAAACCTGCGGCTTCAAGAGCGCATCAAGCGATTGGAGGATGCGGGGGATGCTCACATGGAGTGGGTGCCAGTTTCGTTCCAAAGCGCATGGCACAAAGCCAAGGAGGACAAGCCGTGAACCATATTGGTGACACCAACAAAATGGTCAGCGATACACCGAGAGTAGACAGCGATAATCGTTTGTATCCAAGACCAGAGTACGCTCAAGAAATAGAATTTGAAGAAGGTTCTCGTCACGTTGTCATTTCCCCAGAAGCATACGAAGAGCTTTATGGGATTGCTCGCACACTCGAACGCGAACTCGCCGAAGCCAACAAAACAAACAGACTCCAATACGAACTGATAACGACCGCAGAAAAGCGTGGAGTAGATAAAAGTAAAGAGGAACTTAACGCTGCGAAAGACCGCATCAAGCGGCTGGAGGAAGCTCTCCATCGCATTGCAAACACCGACTACCGGGGCAACCGCTCAACCGAATCCCAGATCGCCTTTGAGGCGTTGAAGGAGGCCAAGCCGTGAGCAATACACCGAGGACGGATGCGGCGGAACTGGAAGCGAACATTGGAGTCACGCACTTCGATCATAAGGATTTGTCCGCTGCCTATCACTTCGCCCGCCAACTGGAACGCGAACTCAACGCGGCCAAAGACCGCATCAAGCGGCTGGAGGAGGCGGGAAGCAAACTGGACAAAACAGCAGACCCATTCGTTTTGTATTCCATCAACGAAGATTTTGACGAGGGGCCAATGCCAATGTCGGAAGTCATCGAGCATTATGAGATTACCTACGACAGCCCGCCGACGGCAGGCGACCATGTTGCAATGGATCGAGCTAGGAAAGACTGGCGCAAAGCCAAGGAGGCAAAGCTGTGAGCGCGTTGATATTGGAAGACATCGCTGAAACCGGAATTGTAGCGAAACCAAGCGTTGCTGTTGTCAGCGTAAAAACAAGCTACTACAGCACCAAGCGAGGGTTCGCCACGACGAAGCGAATCGATTTCCTCAAACGCAAGAGCGACTTGGAGTGCGTCTACTCCATCAAAGAAGATGCATCCTTTTGCGGCACCGATGTAGTCATTGGTCGAATAATCAACCTGAATGATGTCAAGGACGGAATTTACCGAATGATCTTCATCAACGAACACCGCGACTGGGATTCTGGACACATTGAGGACTGGGACTACAAGTTGGTTCCGCATGAGGAGACCAAGCCGTGAGCGCAATGAATTGCATTGGAAAGATAATCAAAGTGTTTCGTGGAATTGCGTGTTCTCATTATTGGCAACCGCTAAACGACAGTTTCCATGGCTCACATTCTCACTGGGACGTTGCATTCAATGTTAAAAGAAAATGGAAATGCATCTATTGCGGTAAGCAGACGCTTTCAGCAAATCCAATTAACTTCATCAATCAAAATAGAAACCAAGCCAAGGAGGCCAAGCTGTGAGCGTTACACCACGATCAAACAGTGCAGCATTGGAATCCATTGAGTTAATGAACGGTGCCGTACTTCGAGAATGCAAGGTGC